CTGACGCTCGGACAAGGGTGTTTGTGGTGCGTGAGATCCTGCGCCGCGAACTGGTTGCTTTGACCGGCAGGCCGACCCCGTGGCAAAACGGGGATTAAAGCCCCGCTGCCAGCCGGCCATCGTCAAGCTCTTGGCGCTTGGCCCGCTGACCGTTGCACAGATTCATGCGCATGTTTTCTGCGCACAGCGGACCGCGTACATGCTGATCCAGCAAATGCACGCCGAGCGACTGGTGCATGTCTTTGAGTACTGGCAAAGGCCGAATGTGCGGCCGGTGGCTGTATGGGCTCTGGGTGACGGCGTTGACGCCGAGTACCCGACAGTCAGGACGAACGCCGAGCGCCAGCGGGACTACAGGAAGCGCATGAGCGCCGATGACAGGGACTTCCTGAAGGCACGCCGCCGTCAGAGGAGCCGAACAATCAAGATCGACCCGCTAACGGCGGCATTCTTTGGGGTGAAGAAGGGTTAAATCCTATTCATCATCTGATTCAGAATCCGATTCACTCTTGCCTTCCCACACCATGCAAGTACGCAGCGAGTGGCAAATGAATTTCCACTTCTCGCAGTAGCCTCGGCCACCGCCGTCCTTGTCCATCGCATCCTGCGGGACATTTTCCATCATCTTCATCATGTCCGGCGTGTCATCGAAGTATTCACAGTTGGCGCAAAGCTGGCGCTTGGCCTCATCGGGCTTGACCTTCCAGCGGATGGCCATCTCCTTCCAGTACTCGGTGTTGGGGCCAGCGGTCTTGGCGGGGCCAAGCGCCCAGTACTTGGCGCAGTGGTCACGATTCTTCTTGTTTTCTTCCTTGCTGATGGGCTCCATCTCGTCATCAGAGGAAAGGTCAATTGTGAGTAGTCCGGCCATGTTGGGCTCCTTATTGGTTGTTCAGTTGGACCATGCTGCCGATCTGGCCGGCAGTTTGTCCACCCATGCCAGCAGCACGCAAACGCTCTGCATTCAACCGCTGGATGACGGCAGACAACTGCTCAAGCTGCTGCGGGTCACGCGACAGCAGGATGCGACCAATCTCGTTGCGCACAGCTTCCGGCGTGCGGGTCTGGCGTGCCAAGTTGGTAGCCGCCGCCAAGATGCCTGTGGGGCTGCCAGAGGCCACGGCAGCAGCAGCTTGGCCCAGTGGTGCAATGTCTAGATCAGCGGTGCCAGCAAGCCGCGCAGCGGTCTGTGAGCCGCGACCCGTGGACTCCAGACCCTTGAGCCGTGCTTCCTTGGATACAGCGGATGCGAATGTGCGGTAGTCGTTGCCAAACACTTCACGCAAGCGGCCTTGTGTTGCCGGCTCTTTCCACATCTTCAGCAGTGATGTCTGGCCGGCCTCGGTGCCGGTCTTCTCGCGCAGAGATTGCAGGGCACCGATACGGAACGCATCGGTCTCTGACTGAGTGAAGCCTCGGACCGCTTGGTTGATGTCCATGACATCGCCGGTCATGGCTTTTCGGCCAATCTCAGCGGCATCGCGCATCTGCGATGGGCCAGCCCACTTCTCCATTGCCATCGAGTATGCCGACTTGCCGCCGACCTTGGGCGACTGGTCCTCCAGCACGCCGATCAGTTGCTGGCGCACCTTGTCGTAGGCTTCGGCCTGAGCAGAACTGCCGCTTTGGCGCAGGCTTTGTGATGCGTCATAGAGCGACTGCTTGAGTGAGTCCAGCACATTCATCGGCACAGCTTGGCCAGGCTGGAGCTTTGCCAAGTCAATTGTCTGGCCGGTTTTGGTGCGGAACAGCAGCTCAGTGGCACCCTGCACCGATTGCGACTTGTTCAGCACATCGGCCAGTGGCGCGTTGACATTGATCGAGGCACGGTCAATGATGTCGTAGTACGGGCGTGATTCACGCATACGCTGCGCATTGAAATCATCCATCTTCTGCATGAATTGAGCGCCTTGGGTGCCGAGACTCTCGTCAGCAGCCGTCATCAGTCGGCCAGCACGGCCAGCCTGACGCTCACGGATGGCACGCTCCACGGCCTCTGTAGTGGTGCCTGGCAGCGTTGCTTGCACATCCAGCAGGTTGCGGGTGGACTTGCCACCGACATCGGCAATGCGGGCCTCTGGGCCGAGCTTCAGCAGTCGGGCTTGCGCCATGCTCAAAGCACTTGGGGCCAGTGCCTCTGGCCGGTCACGGATCAGCGCCTCGGCAACCTTCTGCTGGGCGTAAGTTCCGGCAGCAGTTGGCGACATCCGAGCCATCGCCTGACGGCCACCAGCACCCAGTACAGCCATCGCTGGCTGCGTTGCAGTGCCCAGCACGCCGCCGAGCATTGCGCTCTTGGCCGCATCAGACAGCACATCACCGACAGACTCGCCGGTAGATGCACCAACACCCGAGACCGCGCCAGTGGAAAGGCCGGATACGCCGGCTTGAGCTGTGCGCTGGCCGAGACCAAGGGCTTGGCCGGCTGGTGCGCCCGTGAAGTATTGGCCCACGCGCTGGGCAGTCCTTGCGATTGCTGGGCTCACCGCCTCAATGGCCGGCAGCACTTGGCGACCAACAGTCACAGCGCCACGGCCAAGCAGGTTGCCGGCGATCAATGGGGCACTGGCACCAAGCTGGCCGACTGTTGATGCAATCGGCGCTTCTTTTTCGTAGGACTCGCCGGCACCACGGAAGATGTCGCGGCCCATTGTGTAGGCTTGCGACAAGGGGATGTCCCTGCGCATCGCCAGCATGGGGGCGCTGACAGCACCAGCCAATTCATCAATGAAGCCGAGGGTCGGGCCAGACAGTGCGCTAATGATCGCACGGTCCTTCTTGCTCATTTGTTTGCCGACCTTGTACGCTTCGGACTCGCTCAGGAAGCTCAGGATTTCGCTGGGCTTGTACTGGCTCTCAACAGCCGTGGCGATCTTTGGACCGACATCAGGCATCTGGGCCAAGAATTGGAGAATCTCCTCGTCCTTGTACCCAGCACTCTTGGCTTGACTGATCTTCTCTTTCATTCCGTCCATTTAATTCCCCTTGTTGGCGTTAGCCGCCAAAAATGTTGCCAAGCGATGGGCGGGCTGGTGCAGCAGCGCCACCAGCGGGGGCAGCGACTGGCGCCCTCATGATTGTTGGAACTGCTGCTGGCTTGCCCAGCACGGTGCCCAAGTTCTTGAAGCCGTAGGCATCCCCCATTTGCATGTACTCTGCACGCTTCTGGTTGTAAGCCTGACCAGCCGCAGCGTAAAGCTCATTCGACAATCGCTCAAAATCATCACGCTGCTGTGGCGTCAGCTTCTGGCCGGTCATCAGGTTGTTGAAGTAATTCTGCAAGCGGTCCATGCGGCCACCAGCGGCCATAGCAATGCCGAGTTCAGACTCACGCACAACAGAGCCAGGGTCCAACAACTTCATCACCTTGGTGGCGCCGGCCACATCACCGATTGGCGTGCCTTGTTTCAATGAAGAAACCACTTGTGTGTACGCCGTCTGCATGTCGCTGAAGTCTTTGTAGATCGGCTCGGAACGGAAATCTTTTCCAAGGCCACGCTCATTCTCAAAGCCCTTTTGACCAATATCGATTGGCACGGTGACAGATGATGCGCCGGCTTTTTTCCGAGCAGTGTCGAACTGTTGGAATGTGCCAGGGAACCCCTGCTTGACAGCAAACTCGTATTCCTTGATTGCTGATGGTGCTGCTTCGTAAGGAGTCACACCCTCCATCACTCGTTCTTCACCAAACTCATTTTGTTGAGCTACCACCGGCTGGCCACCACGCATAAATGTCTGCGGAGCGCCGAACTTCTGACGGCCAGACAGATAGTCCATCATTGCCTTGCCCTGCTGGTCAGCAGGAAGGCCAGCCATGAGCGCACGCTGCGTTTGGCTCAGACCAGCAAACGGACTGCCGGCAGCCGGCATACCCGTTGGGGCTGCCGCTGGCATACCCGCTGGGGCTGCCGCTGGCATACCGACTGGCATCTGAGGAATCATTGCAGCACGCTGCAATGTCGGACCAACTGGGCCAGCAACAGCCACTGGTGCGTTAATGGCCTGCGTTGCTGCGTCCATGCCCTCACCACCTACAGCGCCATCGCCGAGCAGCAGCTTGCTCATCTGCTCACGCTGCGCCTGAGCCCGCTTGGCCTCGTCCAGCTTGCTACGCAGCAGCATCTGGTTGACAGCGCCGGTCGTGCCCTTTTCTTGCGCCTGCTGGCCAGCCATGACGCCTTGGCCAAGTGCTTGGCCCAAGCTGGTGCGCTGGGTAGACCGGCCACCGGCTTGCAGCAACTGAGCCGCCATCGCCAGCATGCTCTGGCGCTTAATAGCTTCCTGCTGCTGCGCAGTCAGGAGGTCATTCATGCCACTGGCTTCAGCGCCAAACAGGTCGAAGCCCGTGCCACCAGCGCCGCCGGTGAAGTAATCCATAAATCCAGCCATGATGTCCCCTTAACTGAAAAGACCGAGCAGGCCACCAGCGATGGCACCAGGTGCGCCGAACATGGAGCCACCAGCCATTGCGCCACCAAGGGCACCAGCCGCTGGATTGCTGTAGGTCGGCGTTGAACTTGTGCCGCCCAAGTTGGCAGGGTTCAGGCCGATTGCACCCTGCATCAAGCTCAGACGCTGCAAATTCAAATTGCGTTGTGCGTCAAGCTGCTGCTGTGCGAACTGCTGACGGGCACCACCCAGACCCATAAGGGCTTGGCCACCAGCGTACTGGCCGGCAGTCTGCTGCTGACCCAAGCCACCCAACTGGCTGGCCGCACCCATGCGGAACTGAGCGCCCTGCATACCTGCTGACTGGTTGGCCAGTGCGGCCTGTTGAGCAGCCTGCAAGGCTTGCGTGTAGCCCTGACTGCGCAAGTTCGCAATCATGTTGCCGGCTTGTGTGCCGTACTGCTGGTTGGTCAGAGCCTCGGCCACGCCTTGACGCGAACCGCCAAACGCCTTGGCCTGCATCGCCTGCTGGCCGGTCTGCTGCACGGCAGCCTGCCGAGCCTTTTCCAGATCGGTCAGGCCGGTGTTGATGACCTCCTGCGTGTACGGATTTAGGTACGACTGGATTGCCGCCTGATCCGCACCGACCTGCTGCGGCACATAGCCGGCACCGGCACGGGTCAATTCCGCCGCGGTGTCCAGATTCTGCATGCCCACGCCACCCTGCGCGGCTTGCTCGATCTGAGCCTCGCCGGCTGTGTACTGCGGGTTGTAGCCAGCAAACTGCTGTGTGCCAAGCTGGTTGGCAACCTGCTGGGCGTAGCCCAGATTTCCAAGATAAGCCCGCTTGACATCCGGATCAATGGATGTCGTGGATGTACTTGTTCCGCCACCTTTGCTCATATCAATACCCCTTAAATTAGTATTCGCCGCCGCCGAAGCTGTCGCTTCCGGCGCTGTCGCCACCGTAACCGCCGTAGCCACCGCCATCGCCGCCCGTGTTTTCGCTTGATACGGATGAAGACTCACCTGGATTGCCAACACCAGTATCGGAGCTGGTTGGACCGCCGTATGATTCGCCAGGATTGCCGATGCCGGTCATGCCGCTGCCGTAACCGTAATCAGGCTGGCCGGCATAAGTGCCCATGTTGTCAACCGTGATGCCGTAGGATGGTGAAGACAGGTTACCCATCAGAGCACCGACCAAGCCATTGCTCAGTGAGTTATACGAGCCGTATGTATCCAAGCCTCCGGCAGTGGTCGCTTGACCGCCGCCGCCGCCAGATCCGCCGCCACTGTCAGTTCCAGCGTACCGGCTGGTGTAGCTCGGGACATTCAGCAGGCCGGTGCTGGCCATGCTTGGGTACGCCAGACCTGTATCGCCCTGAATGCCCAGTGGCACCTCACGGGACAGCAGTGGCTGGCCGGTGAACGATGGCCGCATCGGACGGGCCAAAATGGCTTGCTGGGCCATCGCTGTGGGGTCCATGTACGGGCTCATGGCTGGGCTCATGGCAGGGGCTGCTGCTGGCGCATTACCTTGCATTGCCAAGTACTGGCGAATATCGTCTTCTGTAATTTGCCGTCCACCGAGACTCATAACAACTCCTTTGAAAGAATAAACCACTCTGGCTTATATCCCTCGTCCTTCAAAAATGTTCGCTCCCAGCCCTTGCGGCCAGCCAGCGAGACCCTTGTGCATCCCACTGACTTACCCCAGCCTTCAATGTGCGAACGCATGATCTTGAGTTCGTCGAGGTCTCCACCGGCAAGGAAGAAGTGCAAGTCCTTGAGTCGTGGGTAGACAACTATCTCCGTCACCACCGCCGAATTGTGATTCGGCCAGAGCTGGTAACGCTGGCTCAACACACCCGCCGCAATATCGTCAAATGTGTGTGTGCCCTGTGAGTATTCTAAAGCCGCCTCGATGAATTTGCGACAGCGATTGAGTTCTGAAAATGTGTCGCTCATAGTGCAGTCGCCGTCAAGACGCCAAGGTTACTGACCACAATCTGGTATCGCGTGCCGTTGGGGCTGGCCAAGATCAGTCGGGTCCGGACCTCGACATCCTGATTGCGCTTGAAATTCTGCAAGTCATCGCGCTCGATGATGCTTCGCGTCATGTCCTGATCCAGTGGATCGTAGCGGACGGCAGACTTTGGCAACTTCATCGCTTGCCACCCTGCACAGCCTCAAGCCGTGGAATTCCCAGCCGCCAAGAATCATTGCCGTTGGATTCCACCCGCATCTTGACCTGCCGCGCCGTGAACCGGACATCGGTCGGGTTGGCCATGTTGTACGGGCCGAACGAGGTCTCGGCGCCGTTCGGGTAGAACTTGGTCTTGAATGTCATGGTGACCTCGCCTTGCGTCAACTCATCGGGCACCAGTTGCCGCGCCGCCATCAGGTTGTCGCCGATGCCGATCTGCACTGGGCCTGATTCTGCGTACTGGGTGGCGCTGTCGTAGTCGAACCCGACTTCGTGCTCATACACATAGCCGTCAACACTCACCAGCAGCGGGTTGACAAAGACGCCGCTGTCAGTGCCGCAGGTACGGGCCAGACTGCCGATGGACCAGTGGCCCTCTTGGTAGTTAAACGATACATAGGAGTCAATTTCGTTTGATGTGGCTGAAGGGTAGTACCACCAGATCTCACGAAACGCACTGTTGTGGACAGCGTAAATCTTGCTGGCTTGGCTGGTGTTCAGGTTGCGATACACATAGTCGCTGACATCAGACGGCAGGGGCTTGACATAACCGTCAAACATCCAGAAGCCTGACCGGCTCATCCAGACCGCCATCGTGTCCACTGCGGCCACAGCCTGCTGCGAGATCAGGCCGCAGCCGCTGCCGATCTTCTCGAAGTTGTACACATACGGCTGGCCGATGTACTGGCTCTGGTGGACATCGGTGTCCGTAAACAGCAGGTTTACACCCCGAACGCGCTTGCCAGCCATCAGCCTGCCAGTGGTGGCAATCTCGTAGTCGCCGGCTTGATTGGATGTGGATGGCGTCCAGACGGTATTGTTTTCTTGGTCGCACCAAGCGACCTTGCGGGGGTTGCCGCCAGCGCCGAGCGCGAAGACGAAACGCTCCGCAGTCACCATCATCGACTGGCAACTGGTGGGCGAGTTGGCGATCTGGGCTGCAATGGTCGGGGTGGCAAAGTCGATCTGCCACTCGTAAATCTTGCCGTCTGCGTTGCTGCACCCGACAAGGTACTCGCCCCAAGTGTCCAGCGCCCATGTTGTGGCCGGAATCACATTGCCGAGGTCAGGACGGGCCACACCGTAGGCATACGCACTGTAAGCGCCGTACCCGTAGCCAATCGTCACCACGGCGTCAGCGTAGCCGGATGTGAAGCCGGTGGGGGTAATGTTCTTGATTGTGCCGGCGGTGTTGGACACATACAGGCCGGAGTGCGTGCCGATGCCGATGAATCGCTCGGCAGCATTGGTGCGCCAAGTAATCATGCCCCGAGCCTTGCCGGTGACAGTGCTGTTTGAGCGCTTGCGCCAGCCGCCGACCGGCAGCATTGAGCCCTCTTTCCAGCGCACCAGATTGGCGTCAAACCAGCGGCCAGCAGACTGTAGTTCTGTGCCGTTGCGGTAGACGCCTGGTGGAATTTGAAGCGGAATGTATGCCATTGTGACCCCTGAATAATCGCTATTTTCTCACGCCACAGGGGTTTAAGAGCATCTCAAACGGCCATGTACAGCCCGATGTTGGCAAAAGCATAGCCTGCGTAAACCACCGCCATCGGGATATTACCCTTGAACAACTGCTCTACGGAGATGCCGGCGTAGACAACAGTCACGGCGATGATGAGCCAACCACTCACAATGCACTCACATCGTAGACCTGTCCACGGAACTCAATGTGGCCCTCGCTGAACCGATGCACCACCTCTGGCCACAGCAACTGGCCATTGAAAAAGGTCAGGATTGCGAACCCAGAACGCCAATTTACGGGATTGTCTTCCAGATAATCAAGGAACTGAGGGCCAGTGGGGTCTGCCAGCGTGCCCGTGTCCACGCCAAACCTGTTGCCGTTGTAGTCGGCATACGGCGTCACCTTCAGGCTGTGCAGGTGGCCGGTGACGATGGTCTTGCCGGAGCCCACGGTATTGTTGTGTGTGGCATGGATGCCGCCCTTGTATCGGTGCTTGACCACCACATCCTCAGTCGGCCAGCAGGACCAGCATGAGTTCCACGCCGGAAAGTGGTCTTTCAATGAAAACCCCTTGACGCCCTCAAACTCACCGGCGTTGGCCGCCAGCCTGTTTTCAAAACGGGAATCATGGTTGCCCATCGTCCAAATCAGTTTTGCCCTGCCAGCCTCGTCCTCAATCTCGCCCAAACAGGCTTCGCACGCCTTGAGTTCTTCAATGATGCTGGGTTTTGTATCCCATCCGATACGCGGGAACCGGCTGATGCTGGCCCCGTCAAATGCGTCACCGTTGTTGATGATGGCCTTGGGCTTGAACTCGTTGATGGCCCAGAGCAGCCCCTTGAACGCCGTGCTGCGCAGACCTGGCCAGAAGTGCGCGTCACTAAAAACAATCACCACCCCGTTTTCGATGCCAAGCTGGTGGCGGGCCTTGTGGTTGTGGGCTGTCTGCAAGTGGTCAAACTGTCGGGCCTTGGGGCTTTCAGATTCCAGCTTGATGTGGTAGCGGCGCTCAATTGATCGCCTGCGGCCATGAACCCCAGCCTGCTCTTGATTCAAGACAGTGGCGATTTTCTTTGCTGACTTTAAGTCTTGCCACAGCGCAATGAATTCGGCGTCTGTGATTTTGGGGGCTGCCATATCAATCCTTGGTTAGAACGCGCTCAAGCACATTGATGACCCTATGCTCAGCAGCCTCCAGTTGCTCGGGGGAAGCGCCACGGTCGGCTGCTGTCTCAATAAGGTCGTATGTCAGAAGGTGCAAGCATTCATGCAAGGCTGTCTTCTTCAAACTTGATTCTGTGATTTCCTCCGCACCAAAGTCGCCCACCCGATAAGTGGCCAGTCTGGCCGACTGGTTTATCTCAACCGATGCCATTGCGTTTTTGGCTGGACGAACGCCGCGCTCGATGCGCCAGTCGCCAAGGGACAGCACCGTCTGCCAGTGGGCCATATATTTATCAAACAAAAGCACCTGTTCGGTGCTTGGCATGTTTTTCATAAATATATGATGACTGGTTGTTATGTCAGCATCATTACGAAAAGCTGCGGGTGCCTTGCTTGTCGATGATGAGTGCCTGACGGCGGGGTGTGTCGCTGATGCTGATGTGCGTCCATGCGTCAAACTCGCGGATGATCTGGTCAAACGGCAGACTGGAGGCCACCAGAGCCCTCACCACGGCGTCCGGCGTCATGCCTGGGACTCGGATGTCAGCCGCGCAGCCCGTGCGGTGCTGGCTGGTGTCCTTGGAGCCCACGCTGTCGTTGACTTGCTTTGACCGGAAGGCACTGTTGACCATGATTGGCTTGCCGCCAAGGTATGTCTTGACCTTCTCCAAGAACTCGGCCAGTTTCACCAAGTTGGCCATCTCCGCATCGTTGGGTGTGTTGTCGAACTGGCGGTGACTGGTGGTGGTCAGTTCTTCCAGTGAGAAATGCTCGGTCAGCTTCATTTGATGGCTTTCTGCAATGCAGTGGTCTTATCCTGGCTGGACTTGCTGGAGCCGAAGTAGTAGGACAGCACTTGCTGTGCAGCTGCCGTGGCGTAGCCCAGCGCAAAGATGATCAGCTGCTGCTGTTCGGTCTTGATCTCAAGGAACAGCAGGGCAGCGATGAACAGGAATGTGGTGGCCACCGTGCCAAGCGCCAGAATGGGCACCACCAGTTGGGCCATCGGTGTGGCTCCGGCCTTGGCCATCTCAAACTCACGGTTGCGGGCGCTGTCGCGGTCGGCAGCATCGATCTTGGCAAACTCAAGCTCAAGGTCGGCCAGCTTCTGAGCAGCCTGCGGATCACCGGCAATGGCCTCGGCCACAGCAGCCACCGTGTCCTCAACATCAAACTTCTTGGCCAACATGGAGACAGCAGCGCCGCCCAGTGGGCCAGCGACAGCCGTGGCCAGCATTGGGGCTGCGCCTTTGAGTAGATTGAGTAACGCTTCCATGTCCGTCCTTTATTGTTGAAAACCGCACTTGCCGCTGCATTGCTGCATGGCCTCGTACACGAACCAGCCGGTAGCGCCGAGGACGGTAACCACCACCAGCAGCATGAGCAGGATGGTGATGATCTCGTCCATCTCTTTGTCCTTGCGGGCCTTGGCCTCCTTGGCCCTGCGGGCATCGTGCGCCGCTTCCTTGTTGATGGCCGCAGCACGGGCAACGATCTTGGCCCACACATCCATCTTGTTGGGGAAGAAAAGCATCTTGACTTCTTCTTCAAACGCCCTGGCTTGCTCAATGGCAAGCTCAAGCTCAATGGCTTGGCCCATCGCAGAGCCCTTGAACGCGCCTGACTTGGATTGTTGGACCACCGTGATGGCGTCGGCCTTGGCCGAGAAGAATTTGCCCAGCACGGGGCCAAGGCTTTCGACATCCTGCACCGTCTTGGCGGCAGTCTTGACCAGCTTGACGGCTGTGGATATTGCGGCTAGCGCAGTGAAGGGGTCCAGCATTATTTTCTTTCACGCCACTGAAGGCACCAGACCAGCAGCCGGTCAGATGACCACGACCACCTGACGCACTGGAATTCAGCCTTCTTCACAATGGCCGGTGGGTCTGGTGGCAGGGCGTCCATCAGCGCACCTTGAAGTGATCCCAGAACGCGACAAGGGCTGTGACAAGTCCACCGATCCACAGCAGTGGCTTGGCCAGCTTGCTCAGGGTCTCCAGCACTTGGAACGCACCCTGTGCAGCGACAAAGGCCGCCGTCACATCCTTGGTGCTTTCCGTCAGCCCGTCCACCTTAGTCTCAACAGCCACCAGCCTGTCGTAGATTTCTCGGTGGGTCACATCGTGGTCGCTCACACTATCGCCCCTTGCAGCGGTGTCAAATCTTCCGTAGTCCAGTACGGTTTTGCCAGCATGATGACCAGATGGTCACGGTTACGCTGGAGGCAGTCGGCCCAGTCTTCGTCTGTCATACGCTCAGGCTGCCCTGCGTTGATGAGGGCTACGCTGTCGAGGGCGGCAGAATAGTGCTGCGCGATTTGTTCGGGGGTGTTCATGGGTGTGCTGCCTTGTATGCGTCAAATTCGGCTTTGAGTTCTTGGATGGCGGCGGTCAGGGTTGCGACCAAGAAGCTCACATCAATGCCTTGGTACACGGGCTTGCCATCAGCATCCACGGCATCCTTCTCACCTGTCACGCAGTCAGGCACAACATCAGCAAGCTCATGGGCGATGAAGCCTTGACCGTCAGCCCCGTCTACTTTCCACTTGTAGGTAACCGGCTTCAGCGCTGCTACTGTTGCCAAAGCACCTGTCATCGGCGCGATGTTGTCTTTCAAACGGTAGTCTGAGGATGTGTTGTAGGCGGTCGCAGACGTATTAACAGTAATTGAACCAACCTGTGTAATGCTGGACGACGAAAACAAACGAACCCGATTAGTTTGATTGCCAGCAAGCTCTAAATTCCAGTCAGCATTGCACTCGGATTGAATATGGCCGTTAGGATCAGACGAAATCCCCGGCGTTCCATATGCTGTACTTGGCTTCCCCTGTAGAAATACGCCGCTGTTATTAAAAATACCCCTCGGATTCCCATCCCCATCAGACAGCACGATGTAGTTGCTGGCAGTGCGAATGTCGAGGCCACCTTGGTTGCCGCTGTAGCCGCCGAGGATTACGTTTTTTGCACCAGAAGTTACATAATAACCTGCTGTATATCCAACAAATGTGTTGTCGGTACTTGTTGTGCTGTAACCAGACGAACGACCAAGGAATGTGTTTCTGTCACCAGTAGAGCTGTATCCAGAAAGACCGCCAATAAATGTATTGTTTGCCCCAGTCGTATTGCCATACCCAGCCTGATACCCCACAGCGGTGTTGTCGCTGGCGGTGGTGTTGGACACAAGGGCGTAATGACCAAGAGCTGTATTGTTTGAACCCGTGGTGTTGCTATACAAAGCAGAATCACCAACAGCGTTGTTGTAATTTCCAGTCGTATTGGCTTGCAGTGATTCTCTGCCAACGCCTGTATTGGAAGCCCCAGATGTGTTGGCTTTTAAGGACAGGTAGCCAACGGAGGTTGTAGAGCCTCCGGTGTTTGTCGCAGCCATAGCCCCTGCACCCACCGCAGTGTTGGTAATCACAGCGCCCGCGCCACGGCCTACTGTTAAGCCTTGGAGAGTCGCATCAGAGGAAGATGTGAGGGTAGTGAACGCACCAGAATCTGGTGTTGTTGTGCCGATGGCTGTTGCATCAATCGTGCTGGCCGCACCAGACACAACCAGCGTCCCGGCCACAGCCAAAGTCTTCCCAGAGCCAACATTCAGGCCAACAGATGTGCCCGTGCCATCAGCCTTGAAGATGCCGTCTATAGTGTCGAGGTCGGTGTTGACCTTGGTGCCCCATGTGTCGGTCGATGCGCCGACCTCGGGCTTTGTGAGGCCAAGGTTTGTGGTTGTGGTATCTGCCATGATTTATTCCTTAAACGGTTTCCCAAACTTCGGCCACATCAGCAATCGGCGTCCATGTCTCTGGAGTGTCGTTGATGCCAGTCCACGACTCTGCCGTGTCCCCTTGATTATTCCATTTATACGCGCCGAATGCGTACATGGTGCTGGTGCAATTGATGCTGAAACTAAACGGCATCACCCGCACCGAGTCCACCACCAGCACCCCCGCCGCCTCAATCGTGATCGGCTGGTTGACGATGACATTGGAGTCAATCAACATCAGCGCGTCACTGGCAATCGTGCAACTGATGAACGCAATCCGCTGCCCATTCACCACCATGCTGGAGTCAGCGACCACAGCCACATCACCAATCGCGTAGCGCAGGCCCGCAGCCTCGACAGATGAAGCGTCTGAGACGCTGGCGCTGCCTACCGCGTACCGCAGGCCGGCACAGGCCACCGCTGACGATGCAGCAACAGCAAACGCGCCATCAATGATCTTGTCGCC